CACACTCACTGTCGTCATCAACTGCATCATGAATTCCCTGTACAGTCGTTACGCTTACATGGGTCTGCACCCGCATGGAGACGTCCGAGATTACCGCATGTTTGTTACGCAGATCACGTACGGTGATGATGACACGAAAGACACTATTCTCAAGTGGTTCAACCACAACAACATCTCTCGTGAACTCGAGTCCATCGGTGTCACCTACACGGCAGCAGACAAGTCAACTGGCGACATCCCCTTTCGCAACATCGACAACGTCACTTTTCTCAAGCGGAGCTTCCGCTATGATGACGACTTGGGTGGCTACGTCGCACCTCTGGAGGAGGCCTCGATTGGCAAGATGCTCATGGTGTCGATCCCGTCTGAGAAGCACCCATTTATGGATGCCGGGGATCGAGTGACCACAGCTGCTCGTGAGTATTTCTGGTACGGGAAAGAGAAATTTGAAGAAAAGCTTCCCGTTCTCCAAGAGATCCTGGACAGGAGTGTCCCACCTGAGTACCAGAGGGTGCAATTCCCGACTTGGGATGAGCTTGCCGAGGAGTACCACACAGCCAGTGTGAATGCAGACAGGTACATGGGTCTTGATGCTCTCGAGCGAACTCGTTCGTATGTGCGCAGCCAGTACCCAGCCGACCATTTTGACAAGATGGTTGCATTGGATAGCCTGACTGTGTACCAGCAGCAGGCCTCCGAAATCATCTGCAACGCAGTATCATTTGCCACCCATGTCCACGGTGCCCACTACTTCGTTGCCCCTGTTGTTCACGGAATTGGATTGTCCCTCATTTCGGACAAACCCCTCCAACAACGCAGCTTCATCGAACATGTCCGTAGCGGATTTGCCGAGCAACTCTTGCGCCCCCATTCCGGTGTGAGTCTTGGATCGGTCTTCGCTACCATCAGAATTTTGTGGTTCTACATTCTCACTGTAGGGCCCCTCGGCTGGCCAAGCCATGCAGGTCTAGATTGGATCTTTTTGGTTTTGGCTATGCTGAAAAGCAGACTAGGTCGCCAGAAGAGCAGCGACCGATTCAGGTGCCAACCCCGTGGTGTATTCTCATACGCCTGGGTGACTGGTTGCCTCATTTCGCTCTTCCTTTTGGGGTGTTCCTCACACATCCCGCATTTTGCAAAACCATCAGTGAGGGGTAACCCAACGATCTGCCTCGAGCGCGCGCACGGCGCTGAGGAGTGTGCGTTG